TTCAAGGTATTCAGAAAAATGAAACGAAAGCAAAAACTCAGATTTACTATTATGTATTATTCTTCATCTCACTTATGATGTTGGTGATGTTGTTGGTTTTCGCCATACAAGGTGGAAACAATGATAAGAGAAAATGAGACATTTCAATTAATACATCAAGTGCTTATTGCACTTAAAGATGTATTGTTAGGTGCTAGTGGAGGAATAGCTGTGTATTTGATGGTGGGTCGTTCTGGGCTGTTAGGGTTTGCAGGAGCATCTGCTTTTAAAATTATGGAACTTGTAGAAAGTAGATTGGCTAATAGTTTGTATGAGAGATTGACAGGAAAAAAGATAGAGGAGGAATAGATGGTATATTGTATAGCAGAGTTTAAAGCTAAAGAGGGTCGTAGAAAAGATTTAATTAAAGCCTTGAAAGGCTTAGAAGAGGAAACTCAAACAGAGAAAGGATGTGTTCAGTATTTAGTTACTGAAAGACTCGAGAGTCAGTTTGCAACAGGTAGGTCTGTTGGCGATATTGCTTTTAATGAGATATGGGAAACTTTAGAGGACTTTGAAAACCATAATAAATCTAACCATATCATCAATTTCTTTGAAAAAGAGTGTCTTCAAGTTGGAGGTTCGGTAAAATGCTGGAATGTAAAGCTTTATGAAAGAGGATAGAATTAGTATTTGTAGCTACTATGGTTTTACCCGTAGCTTTATTGTATCTTATTATACGCATAACTGGAGAAAAGAATGAAGAGTAAGAAATTTAAAATACATGAATTAGTACCACCACATATTTATAAAAAGTTTGGTAAGAAAGCATGGAGATTTATAGACAGTAGATTGATAGAAAGTATTGACCAATTAAAAGAGGACTTCCCTAAAGGGACTATGACTATTAATAACTATAAATGGAAAGGAAATAGAAAATGGAGTGGTTTGAGAACACCAAAAAGTCCAGATTATTCAGAAACAAGTATGCACTCTTTCGGTAGTGCTATTGATGCAGTTTTTAGTAATTATTCAGCTAAAGAGGTGAGAAAATTTATAATTAATAACCCAGAAAAGTATCCTCACATCAAAGGTCTTGAGATGGGTGTGAGTTGGTTACATTGTGATACTCGCAATGAAGATAAGCTAGTGAAGTTTTACCCTTAAGGAACAAAAATGGTACAAATAAAACAATTTAACGGAGGTCTTAATACTAGATTAAATAAGCATTTGATATCTACTAATGAGTCTACTATCTGTAATGGAGTAGACTTATTTAGTAATGCTTTATCAAGCATTAAAGACGACTTAAATACTGGTATAGCTGTTGATAACTATATATACAACTATGAAGATACTTGGCTATCATATAGTACTTTAGATATAAACATAGTTGATTTTCAAGGTAATTTATATGCTTCAGATGGTATTCAACAACCCTTAAAGGGTTATGATGTTTTGAATAATGTCTGGCATAGATTAGGTATAAATAAGCCCACAACCTTTACAGCTTCAGTAGGTAGTGCTGGTGTATTAGATAGCACATATACCTATTGTTATACTTACTATGACTCATCAGATGGTTCAGAGTCGATGCCTAGCCCATATAAAGAAATTGTATTAACTAATCAGCAAGCAACTTTAACAGTACATGGTTCTGGTTTAGCTCAAGTAGATAAAATCAGAATATATAGAGTAGGAGGAAATTTAAGCGACTTTACATTAGTAGCAGAGATATCTAATCCATATAACTCATCTCAAACATACACTGACAATACTCCAGATATTGATATAGTTAGTAATCGTATATTAGACTCTCAAAATCATGGAGTACCTCCAGAGGATATGCTTTACCTAACTGAAGCTAATGCTATGTTTTTTGGAGCAGTGGGAGATATCTTATGGTTCTCTGAGGTAGGTAATGTAAATGCTTGGAGTCCTTATAATTTTATATCATTCGATGATACTATAACTGGACTTAGAAATACAGCTAATGGTCTATTTGTATTTACTAAGTATAAGACTTATATAGTTCCGGGTAATAGTCCAGAGACCTTATCTAAGTTTTTATTAGATGATACACAGGGTTGTTTAAACCATAGAACTATTAAGAATGTTAGGGGTAATATAGTTTGGTTGTCTTCTGATGGTGTATGTGCTTCAACAGGAGGTGAAGTAGTTGTAGTTACTAAGAATAAATTAGGTAAAATAACTTACCCTAGTTCTAATGCAGCAGAGACACTCAATGATGTTTACTATTTAAGTACCTCAACTGAGACATTAGTCTTAGATTTTAGAGAAAGTACCATACCTATTATTAGTAAGTTAGATATAACTCCTACTAATTGGCATGTTTATAATGATGAGCTATATTATAGTTACAATGGTTATTTATATAAATACGCTGCTAGTACATCTGATAGAACTTTACAGTATAAAACAGGTTTTATTACCTTAGACCATAGCTATTTTACCTTTCATGATACTATGAGAATATCTTATGAAGGTTCTTTTTTATTAAGAATAAGCACAAAAGATAATGATTATGAGTTTACCTTAAATTCAAATACTAGGAAGATTGAAGAGCTTATAGGGTTTAATGGTGTGGTGTCAGATGGTATAGAATTTTACTTTAATGGTGTAGGTACTATATATGAGATAAGTTACGACACCTATAATAGAACTGAGATTATGCAATCTCCTAGATTTTATTCTGCAGGGGCTATAAACTTTAAGCAGTCGGTATTAGTTAATAATAACCCTATGATATTTAACTTGTTAGCCAATGATGTATATGAAAGTGATATTATACCTTTAAGTATTACAAATCTTAAAATCTTTAATTTTCTTTACTTTACTTATATAGGTACAGTAAATGTTAAAGTTTTTATTGATATGGAAGAAGTTGCTTCTTATGCTTTAACTTCTGAAACACTTAGTACAAGTGAACATAAGTTACCAAGTAGCAGTAAAAGAGCTTATAGTATATATTTTCAATATACTTTAGGTAATAATAGTAAGTTATATAACATAGAAATACCAGTAGAGGGGAGACAAAATGCAAGGTAATATACAAATACCAACTAATCTAAGAAATGAGAATTTAGTTAGAAGATTTTTAACTCTATTCTTAGACAACTTTAATATTTTAAGAGCGGCTGTAAGTGCTAATACTAAAAAGATTAGCACTAATAGCAAAGATATTAAAGATATTAAAGAGAATATAAAAGCCATAGAAGCTCAGTTGGTTTTATTAGATAGTAGAATATCAACTAATGAAGATGATATAGCTGCTTTACAAGCACAAGTAGCAGCTAACACCTCAGCTATTGCTGGGCTATCAACTCCAGTTGAGCCTACTCCATAGAGATTTATATAGCATTTAATATTAATTTAATATTAAATGTGATATAATAGACTATAATAATTAAATAAGGATTAGTAATGGCTGAAGAGCTACCAGATTTAAAATCTTTACAGAAAGATGCTTGGCATGATATGCAAAAAGCAGGCAATAACCCTGAAAGTGCAGAATATAAAGAGTCTTTACAGAGATATAATACCTCTACTACTCAGATACAGAATTTATATAACTATTTAGTACAAGTAAGAGAGGAACGAGGATTACCTAAGTATATTAATGCTTTTGATGATATACGAATAAAAAATGACTTAGGTATAGCTTTGAATGAAGAGGAAAAAGACCTACAAAGGATACTAAATCGTTATGGGTCTATTGATGGTGAGTCTGGAGAATATATATGGATAGACAGTAAAAATGCTCGACTTGAACTAGAGAAAAACCCCTTAGCTGTAGAATATATGGAGTCTACCGGAAGTTCCAATATGACAGCAGATTTTGCACAGTGGCAAGATGACTTAATAACTAGAGAGCACTCAGAAGCAGGAAGGAAGGCTGAAGAAGAAGCAAAACTTTATACTGGTATAGTACAATCTTTTGGGTTTAGACTACCGGGTCATCAATCTACTTTCAATAGAATTATGAGAAACATAACCAAAATTGCAACTGATGCCATTCCTTATGTAACTGCAGCAGCGGCAGCAGTGGTAGGTGGAGCAGCATTAGCTGGAGCTGGAAGTGCAGCAGGTGGCGGAGCAGCTGCAGCAGGGGGAGCTGGAAGTGCAGCAGGGGGAAGTGCAGCAGCCGCTGGCGGATTAACTGCTGCAGCCGCTGGCGGATTAACTGCTGCAGAAATAGCTGCTGCTACTCCCGGAGCTTTTGCAGGTGCTGGGTCTGTCTTAGGAGGTGGAGCAGCTGCTAGTGGATTAGCTGCTGGTGGTGCAACTGCTGCAGCGTTAGGACCTACCACAGCAGCAGAAGGTATCGCTGCAACAGAAGCAGCCATAGCTAGTGGTTCAATGACTGGATTATATACCGGAGCTACCACTGCAGAAGCTATTGGCGCTACAGAAGCTGCTATAGCTAGTGGTTCAATGACAGGACTAACTGGAGGTGCTGGGGCAGGTCTTGCTGGTGGTGCATTAGGTCCTACTGTAGAAGCTGCAGCTAGTGGCTCATTAGCTAGTGATTTATTTGGTGGAGCTGCTGCCACCACTAGCCCACTAACTGATGCTGCTAAGACTTTAGGTAAAAAAGTGATAATTAGCGGAGCTTCTTCTTTAATAGGTGACGCAATAACTGGTGAAGCACCTAGTATTTACAATGGTCAACCTAGTGGAACTTCTTTAGGGGGCAGTGATGGTATAGAATTTATGCAAAAACAATTAGAAGATTGGGAAAATATTTATGGGCCTACACAAAAAGCATTAGCTGATTATTATGAAGGTTTAGAACCAGATAGTTATGCTGCTAACAATATAAGTAACATACATAAATACTACCAAGATACTCAAGCTGAAATAGACAGACAGTTAGCTCAAAGAGGATTAAGTGATAGTGGAGCTCAAGCTCAATCTATAGTTGATATTCAAACAGCTACAGCTAAAGATTCTTCCGAGGCTAGAAGATTAGCTCCTAGTCAAGTAGCTAATGAACAACAATCATTCTTAAGTTTAGGTTTAGGACAAAAAAATAGTTTACAAAATACTACTGCAGCTGCTTATAATGCTGAGGCAACTAGAAATTTAGAGGCTGCTAAAATAGATACAGAATTGAAAATTAATAAAGATAAACAAAAAAATGAATTGATAGGCGAGATTGCTAAAGCTACTGTGCCAGCTTTAGAGGATGTTGATTTATTTAGTGCTGATACTTATGGAGGTTTATTATGAATATAGGTGGCATAACAGCTGGTCTGCAGGGAATTTCTGCCGGCGAGGGTATTATAGAAAAAAGAAGACAGATACAAAGACAAGAAGCTATGGAAGATGTATCTACAGGTAATAATAATAAACTTATGGAGTTAAGATTACAGCAACTTGAAATGCAAATAGATAACCAAAAGAAAACTGTTATGAGAGATACTGGTAGGAATGCACTAAAAAGTTTTGCTACTAGTGGTAATCTTTATGGTATGAACCAAATTGCTACAGACCCGGAATTAAGAAAGACTTTTGGTAACTATACTAACTATAGTATGCAAGATGGTGTTCTTATGGGAACTAAAGTTTTAGAGGATGGTAGTACTAAAGTGGTCCCTATCCCTAAAGAGCAGTTAACTCAATGGATAGTAGGTTCTGGAGTACAACAAGATTTAGAAAGTGAACAATTAGCTAAGCAAGCAGCTGAAGCAAAAGCAAAAAAAGCTGAGGCTGAATTAAGAGCTAAGGAATTAGAAAATAAGCAACAAAATTTAGAGACTTCTAGTGCGGAGACTTGGCTACAAGCTAACCCAGATAAAACTTATCAAGATTATTTGCAAGTAGGTAAAACTCAAACTGAAGGTAGAAGAGACACACTTAAACAACTAGAGGTAGCAGCACAAAAAGCTCAAGACCCTAATTTATCAGAAAAAGACCATAAAATAGCTGTAGATAATTATCAAAGATTATTAGGTGGTCAAGGACAAATTAGAGAGAATAAAGACGTTAAAGATATAGTTAGTGCTCAAGAACTAGGTAGTATATTACTAGAGGGTAAAGAGAAAATAGACTATAAAGATAGATATAGTAAGGAAGCTGAATTTATTAATACTAAAGCTTATGAAACTCAAAAACCAGCAGTTAAAGACTTTAATGCTAAGTATGATACTTATAAAGTAGCTAGTGATTTAGGAGACCAATTAAATGAAGCTATAAGTGCGGGTACATATGAGTCAGGTCCTATAGTTAGTGCATTACATACCATAGCTAAATATACTCCAAAACAAATTAGGGAATATATAAATAAACCCGAAGATTTTTCAACTATGCTAAAAATAGATACTCAAACAAGTAATTATTTGGCTGATGTACTTAAACAAGTATCAGGTACTGCAGTATCAGATACAGAGTTCATGAGAAGACTTAAAGATACTATAGGTAGTACCAACTATAATACAAAAACTAGACAATTAGTATTTGAGAGTTCTTTAGAGTTTAATAAAAATAAACTTATACAAGAAGCTAAATCTTTAGTTAAACATGGTATGACTGGAGACACTTATGATAAATTAAGAACTCTACAGTATGGTGAACCTCCTAAAATAGAAATAGCACAGCCTAATACACAAGCTGAGACCAAAGAATATCAAGGGCATATATATCAAAAAATAGGTAACGAATGGAGATTAATTAAATGAAACCAACAATAGAAAACCTTAAAGACTCATTTAAGATTAGTTATGATACTTTTGAGGAGTCTCGTGAAGAGGCTCTTAGAGTATTAGATTACTATCACAATAGACAATACGATACAGACCAGTTAAATATATTAGCTGAAAGAGGGCAGCCAGCAGAGACCTTTAATATTATTAAGCTATTTGGTAGAATGCTATTAGGTTATTATTCTACAATAGTTAATAATGTTAAACTTAACCCTACTAAAGAAGATAGCATAATAACTGCTCAAGTATTACAAGATGTTTCTGATTATGTGTTTAGAACTAATAACTTCAGTTCTGAGGGGGATAAGATAAAACTAGATTGTATTCTTACAGGGCTTATGTGTAGTTATGTAGAAGTAGAACCTACAAGCGAATTTGATGAGTTTAATAGACCTAAGTATAAAATAAACCTTAGTCATGTTCCCAGTTTAGAGTTAGCTATAGACCCTATGAGTAGACTAGATGACTACTCTGATGCTAGATTTATACATAGGTTTAAGTGGACGGATGAAGAAGCAGTAGATAGACTTTTTGGCAAAGCTAAAAGAGAAAAACTCGATGCTTATGATAACCACCTAGAAATAGATGAAGCTGAATTTTCTTACACTTATAATGAAGAGTTTATAGGTAGATATAAGAGATATGATAATTATTTAATAGTTCATTCTATTATTAAAGACGGTGATAAGTCTTGGTCTGTATATTGGAGTGGTGACGAAATACTTAGTAAACAAGAAATTACTTATAAAGATGTTAAAAACCCTTATAGAGTGCAGAAGCTAAATACTTCAAATAGAGCAGAGTTTTATGGGCAGTTTAGAGAAGTTATGAATACTCAAGATGCTATTAATCAAGCACTAATCAAGATACAGTTAATGGTTAATACTCAAAAAGCTTTTATCCAAGAAGGAGCAGTTGATAATATTCAAGACTTCACTAACCAATATAATATTCAAGACTTCACTAACCAATTCAACAGAGTTAATGCTATTATACCAGTTAAAGATTTAGCAGGTATAAGAGTAGAGAATTTAACCCGTGAAGTATTAGACCAATATACAGTAATAGATAAAGCATTAGATAGGGTACAAAGAGTATTATCAATTAATGATAGCTTTTTGGGTATGGCTTATGCTAGTGATAGTGGTGCTAAGGTTAAGTTACAGCAAAATGCTTCAGCAGTTGCACAAAGATATAGTACAGCTAAGATAGAGCAATTCTATAGACTTTTAGGTTGGGATATTATTAACCTAATTAAACAATATTTTACTGCCCATGACATAATAAGAGTTAGTGATAATTATCAAGGTAATAAATGGGTAGAGCTAAATAAGCCAGTTCAAATACCTAATGGACAAATAGACCCAGTAACTGGACAGCCTCAGACTAAAATGGTATTTGAAGAAGTTGTAGACCCTGCTACAGGTAAGCCTTTAAAAGATGATAGAGGTAATCTAGTCATGGCACCTATACCTACAATGGATACTGATATAACTTTTACTAAAGCTGATATAGAGATTGATACAGTTAGTTTTAATGAAGACGACCAACAAAACCAACAGCTATTAGAGCAGTTTATTAACGGTCCTTTAGGTAATTTACTTAGCCAAATTAACCCTCAAGGTTATTTTCAAGCAGGTAGCCTGAGTGTTAAAAATATTAAGTCTAAATATAGTTTAGAGTTAGCAGCTATACTAGATAGTACCGCCCAAATGCTTAGTGGTCAGCAACAACTAGCTATGCAACAAGGACAATTAGATGGTCAGATGGGTCAAGAACAAGCTATAAATAATAATGCTGGTAGAGCTCCAGTAGGAGGTAGATAATGAATGAAGAAATTCCACTAAGTTTTCCCGTAGGCCAAGCACCTTGGGAAATCAACCAAGAAACAGAAGTAAGCCCAGCAGTTGAAGTGCCACAAAGTTTTCCCGTAGGTCAAGCACCTTGGGAGGTTGGTCAACTTAGTGAGGGGGAGAAAGTATTGATGGGTATGGAAACTATTAGCGACCAGAAACCACAAGGTTTCGTTCCAGAGCCTAGTTTAGCTCCAGAACCCGTAAAAGGAGAAGCTATTGATGAAGACATAGCTCAACAAGTAACAAGTGTAGTTGAAGGAGGAGAACAAGTAGTAGCAGGTATGAGACGACCAACAGCTGGATTAGCTAAAATTATAAATGATAGCTTAGCTGAAGCGGGATTACCTAATGAGAAAGAGACCACTGATAAAGCTGTTTCTATGCTTAGTGACTTTACAGAAAGATATAATGAAGAGCATCCAGACCAAATTATACACCCTAGTACAATAGGAGAGATGCTTTCTTATTCTCCAGTGATAGGGGCTGGAGCCGTTGCTGGTGGAGCTTCCACAGGAGCTATATCTTTTATTACTGCTATCGGTAGTAATAAGGATTATAATCAAGCAACTAAAGATGGTATTATGGGAGCTGTTTTAGGTGGAGCTTCTATAAAAGTATTAAATAAAATATTCTCTAATTCTGGCCCTCTAACTAAAGAAGCAAAAATATTACTTAAACTTAATCAGAATAGAATAAGTGAAACTGAAGCTATTAAACTACTTAAAGATATACCTAAAGAAGACCAAGTAATTAATTTAGCTGAACGAATAGACTTAGCTAAAAAATTCTTTAAGGGAACTATAGAAGACGACCCTATACTAGCTAGTAAGTATGGTGCGAGATTAGAAGCCCGTAAAAATATATTAGAGCCTTTTGTAGCTAATGAGCAAGATTTAATACAAGCTAAACAAACATTTGGAGCTATGAAAAGCCAAATAGATGCCAAGTCTGCTGGGACTTTTAGTACAGCAAATATAACTGAGGGTTTAGATGAGTTAGCTAATGTTTATGCAACAGACCCAGCAGGTCTTGGTACTGCTATTAAACAAATAAAGTTTGACTTAAAAGATAATATATCTGCAGGACAAGCATTAGATATAAGAGAGAATATAAATGCCATATTAAGAAAACCTAGCATTAAAAAGTCTTATAAATCGTCTAAGGTTTTGGGGAATATAAAAGAAAAATTAGATGCTTTTCTTGACATGAATTTAGACGCTTCAGATGCTGCTCTAATCAAGACTGAAATTAATAAATACAGACAGACTATAAATAATAAATTGTTTGATGATATTATTAAAAAGAATACTAAAAGTGACTTTGCAGTTAATTGGGGTGGTGTTATTAAAGATATTAAAAAGGAGGGTATAAATTCTGATAATATAGAAATGGCTATGCCAATACTTCAAGAGTTTGAAAAGCATTTTCATAATGACCAATTTATGGCTACAGTTATAACCCCTGAGGGTAGCATGGACCACCTCAATGCTTTAGGTGTAACTAGTAAAATACTAAATACTGTTTTAGATACTCTTAGTCCTTTATATAGTAGAAGTAGATATAAAAGTGTTCTTATTAGAAAAGCTATTAAAAATAGTATTAAAAAATCTACCAACCCTATGGACTTTGTTGAAGATTTAGTTAAGCAAAAAGCTATAACTAAAGAAGAAAGTGCAGCTATTAAAGCTGAGATTAAACCTTTAATGTTAGAATATACACCTATAGTATATAGAGCTTCCCGTTCTGAAACACATAAATCTAAGGGTGCTTTAGGTGAAGGTACTTATTATTTTGAAAAGTTAAGTAAAGCTAAAGAGAGACAAGTAGGTACAGATAAAAAACTATTTAAGAAAGTGCTAAAAGAAAAGTTAGCTACTTTTGAAGATATTAGTAAGATTTTGGGAAGAAAACCTAAATATAAAGATTTAAGAGACCCAAAAGTTAAACAACAAATTATTGATGCTGGCTTTGGTGGAGTTACTGATAGCGGGGAAATGATTGTTTATTGAAGCTACTAAATAGTAGTAGCTTCATAAGTTGAGTTGTTAAAGTCTTCCTTTTTACTAACTTTCTTATATGCTTGTTCAGATATAGCTTTCTTAACAAGTATATGATTAACTATGGTTGTATTACTACCATTAATATTAACTATTCTATCCCTTCTTTGTATAAACTTACTCCCAGAATAATCAGAGCTAAGTATGATAAAATGTTTAAGATGACTAAGGTCGACTCCCTCAGCATGAGAGGTTGAGCTGTATATTTGGGCATGCTTAAAATGTTTAGCGCATAAACTACGCTCACCAACAAAATGGCACATGATACCGATATCTTTTTCATCTCCAAACTCCTTTTTAATATAATCTATTTTTTCTGTATTACCTAATTCTATATAGTTATCGTCTATCTTAGCTACTCCAGACTCTAGCATGTGTAAAGAGGTTCTTAGCTTCATAGTAGTATCACAAACTAAATCTAGTTCGTCTTTAATGCTTCTATCTTTAAACATGGTTTTGGCTATCTTAACTATACAATCTTTTTGTAGTTTATTATACAGCTTCTTAGTGCTATCGTTTAATTCCACATAGTGTACTTTATCTAATGCTTGAACATCTTTACTAATACCTGCATCCTCTTGAGTCATATAAACTGTAAATTTATTTATCTCACCTAATAGTTCTGGCTTAAATCTATCATATTGAGCTATATCTCTACCAGCAGCTTTAATATAATAAGGCTCACCATACTTTCTAAAAAAGTCATAAAAGTTTTTAAACTTAAAAGGATTGTATTTAGATATACTCATTTGATGGTATATACTATTAGGACTCTCAACTATAGCTGTACCACTAAGATGTATATGAGGTAAGTTATAGCATAGTGATTTAATAGTTTTATATCTACCACTAGGTTTACCCACAGTACCTAAATTGTGAGACTCATCAATAATAACTAAATCATAGTCTTTAGGGTTTAGCTTAAGTACAGCTTTGCGTTTAGTATTATCCCATTTACCCACTTGCTCATAATTAGTTACTGTATATTTATGGCGTAATGAGTCGTTATTATCTATAAATTTATGCCAACCAGAAATAGCAGCTTTTTTAGTTAAGACTAGCACATTATTAATCTTAATGCTAGTTTCAGCTACAAGAATACTAGTATAAGTCTTACCACTTCTGGGCTTACCTGCTAAATAAACATAACCAGTTTCTTTTAGAATTTGCCAACACTTATTGGCAAATTCTATTTGGTGTGGATAAGGCTTCATATCATATCCTGCTGAGTTAGTTGTCTAAGTTCGGCTTCATTTTCAAACTTCTCTTTATACACATCTCTTTCTTCTTCTAACCTATCTATGTGTTCCATTAACTTAGTAGTAGCTTCCACTAAATATTTTATAGCTAATGGTACTTGCATATTAATAGCATCTAATTCTTCTTCTGTTAACACAACAAACCCCCCAAAAAATCTTCTACTTGCTCGACTCCCCAAGCAACTAATGAATGTCCTCCACAAGAGTGTATTTTATCTAAGTTATACTCTTGTAATTTAGAGACATTGTTTCGTGTTTTAGGTGTCTTAACTTCTATACCAAAAAACACACCCTCATAACAGCCTAATATATCAGGAACACCAGCCTTAGTAGCTGATATTACCTTTACTATGTAACAACCTTGACTCTCTAAGTATGTTGTTATCTTCTTTTGTATTTGTTGCTCAGTAGCCATACTAAAACTCCAGCTCACAAGCACCACCAGAGCACCCAGAAGCTGTTAATGTACCAACTTCTACAAACTCTTTCTTACTTAGATCTTGCGACCAATTAATCTCTTGGGCATTATTAGTTATTCTCCACCACTTATGTAAATTATGCACATCTTTTAAGCAGTTTCCACACTCTTCTTTAGAGCTAAAATGTCTAGAAAACTTATTAAATCTTCTAACAAAATCTCTCTTTAATAAAGTAGTAGAACCCTCAGTTAGTGTCTCACCAAAACCTAAACAAGTATCTATAGCTGTCCATAAGTTGTTATTAAAAGCTAAAAGTCCTGAACTAATTAGAGCTGAGGTGAATAGTGATACTTCACCATACTTAGCTGTAATCTCTTCCATGGTTAATACTTCAGTGAAAGGTGCTTGTGGATAAGCTTTATCTCCAGCAGCAGATAGTAAAGATACTCCACATAAAGAATATCTATTCTTATATATATAATTAGTTACACTCTCCCAATCATCTACTGTAATAGTATTAGATACATTATGCTTAAGGAATGGCTTGATACACAATTCTTTATTAGTTCCATATTCAATCCAGTTATCTTGAGCTAGTTTTACATACTCTAATTGTTTTACCCCTAATAAGTCTTTCTTATAGGTGGAGCCTTCTTTAGGCTGAATAGGAAAACCTATAGAATAATCTAATTCTGACCATACAGATGTTTCAACCATTTCTGGATTAGTTTTAGCTATTAATTTAGCTACCTCTGCTTCTTTATTCATTTGTACATGGCGAATATACCTTGGTGAGTGTTCTCCGTGAATACCACTAGCAGTACCTAATAATACTGAAGTATTACCAGATGGTTTAACTACTGTAGTTCTTGCTGCTGGATTAATACCAATTAAATCGGCAGTAACTTTATTCCAATATTTAACTATCTTAGCCCCGTTTTGCTGGATACTCTTATTAAATAGTATATCAGGATTATTCATCCAGCCAGTAATACCTACCCCAATAAGTGCTTCTCTATTAACTATTTCTTCAGTAGCATCTGTAAGATAGCCAAAGTCAGTGTAACCAGCTTGTAGTGTACCTAATATAGCTGCAGCTTTACACTGATTAAAGAAATGTTCTTTAGTAGTAGCTTTAGCCCCATTAATTTCTGTAAGATTACACATTTGGAAGCCACTACGACCGTCCTCAGTATATCCATACATACCTACCTCAACACAAGGGTTAAATAATATATCTAAGTCATCTGCCCAAACAAATCCTGGCTCTCCAAAGTGTTGTACTGATTTCATAATACTTTCGAACTCACTAAAATTAGTAGAGTCTCTAAGTAGTACTGCAGAGTTATTACTCCTACCTCTTTGAGGGTTAGTAACAAACCAATCACCAGTTTTAGCTTTAATCATATCTTCATCATCATGAGAAAATAAGCATATAGTTGCAGCTCTGCGGACACCACCAGCAATAACTGCATCAGCTATAAACATCATAATATCATAAGCTACTATGGTTCTAAGTTTAGTTGCTCCCTTATTTAATTCATCTTTAAGTAGTTTTTCTATTTTATCTAAGGCTAATCTTAAAGGCTCAGAACCGGGTGCTTTGAAACCTCCAGATATTTCAGAACCTTTAGGTCTAATGTTAGTTAAATCAAAATAGATTTTTCTACCTCTGTACTCAGTATCTTCATCAAAGAAGCTAGCTAATAATACTTTAACTGAGTCTGCCCAACCCTCAATAGAGTCCTTAACTATAAAAGGTTTAGCGTGTCCTTTTCTTTTTGATATATTAGGCAGTTTAGCTATATGATGTTTCTGAACACTAAAACCAACTCCACAACCACATAACATAAGCCAAAAAGCTGAACTAAAGAAATCGCTCCTATTACAATAAGAAGCGGTACAGTTATACATCTTAGCATTTTTATTAAGTAGTTGTTCACCTCCAAACTGTAAAGCTCTTTGAGCTCCTAAGATATCTTTATTATCATAATAACTTATAGCATAATCAATTAGCTCAGCTAGTTGTGGGGACATTACTGAAGCATATTTAATATTATGCATAGCTTTTACTCTATTTACTGATTGAGTCCAAGTCTCATAGCTATCTCCTGTGTGTCTGCTATAGGACTCATAAAATTTCGCATCCGACATTAGTTTCTGTGTATTTCTTAACATTAATTAATTTCCTCTTTAGTTTTATCATCTCTAAACCTTTTAAATCTCGGCTGTAAGTATGTATTAATACCAATAGACTCATAAGCCATTTCTATAACTCTATCTATAAAATAGCTAGGTGGTTTACTTTTTAGATTATGTGTTAAACCACCTACCGCTACCTCAATACCAGTGCTATTAACACAAAGTAAACTACCTATATCACTAGGGTTAATATCACTATATTTAAAAGTTGCCTTCCCAACCTTGCTCACATAAATGGCTTGAAAAATTAATAGCTTCTTTTAAAGGCATTTCATCAAATTGTACTAAAGATAGATTATTACCTAGTTTTATATTTTCTATCTGTTCTAACCTTTGACTAAAAGACATAGAAGGTATTAAAATATCAAATACTTTAAAATGTGTTTTACCAGCATTACCTAATAAACCTTTAGCATAGTTAGTCCTCCAAGTTGTAGTAGTACATTTACCTCTACTACCTAACTTTCCGTCTGTAAGACCTATATATTCAGCTTCAAGAATAAAATCTACATTAGGGTTTAGTCTTACCAAATCAGCCTCTATATCTAGTAACTTAAATGGCTTGCCACCAGAAGTAAAGAGCATAACTTCACTGCCAACTTTATGTATTTGCACATAATTCCCATCATACTTAATACCAGAAAAGTATTTATCTTTTTTAGCCTTAGTAACTACATCGTTAAGGTCTTTACCTTTATATTGAGGTATAAAATTAAACATCTTTTAAAACCTTACTTAAAATTTTATGTATTTCTCTTGTAGCATTTATATCACTAGAAGCTTTGTGAGGTATTAAATCAATACCATAATATTCAGCAACAGCTCTTAAACTTAGAGATTTACCTACATTAATCTTGCCAAAGAACTGTAGATACTTAACTAAAGCAAAAGGGTCTAAGTGTTTATAGTCGATTAGTTTCCAGTAAGTAGAAGGAACTAGCTTATCCATCCAAGTTTGAATGAACCCCGTATCAAAGTCTGCATTATAGGCAACTAGTTTATATTTATCCTCATCATTTATATATTTATTTAGAATTGATATAAACTTTAAACAAGCTTCTTTAGCATCAGGTAGCTTTTTAAGTTGTTCTATTGTATAGCCATTTACTTCTAAAGCTTTATCAGATACTTGCTTACTATAAGTAAGAGGGTTCATTTTAAGTTCACCTCTTGTTAGTTCATTGCCTTCAGCATCTTCTATAATATAAGCTAGTTCTATAATACCATGAGTATATTTAATAAGCCCCGTTGTCTCAACATCTATATATAAAGTTTTCATTATCCTACACTCCCAATAGTTATTAAGTAAGATTTAAACCGAGTTAAAGTTTTACCTATAAATAGATTAAGTTTATCTGGTATGGTATTATTATTATAAGAAACAAAATCAAAAATTTCTTCAGACTCATCACTAAGCTTTATCATAATACTAAGGTCACCGAAGCCTCCAGGCATCCTATTAATAATAACCTCTCTTATCTTAGGTTCAAAATTATTATCTTGTTTATTTTCAAATTCCATAAGTAATTCATCATAACCCTCAGTTGTATCTTTAATAAAATTGCCTTGTTCATTTAAGAACCCTTTACGGTCTTTGATATCTTCATAAGCAATATTAGCACACTCTTCTAGTGTGGTTCCTTTAAGTCTAGCTATATTAACTAACAGAACAAAACAATCACCTATATCATCTTTAACATCTCTGCCTTTAATAAGGTTATCTGCCAGCTCACCCATCTCACTCATTAATTTCATACATTGAGTTACTGCATTACCATTAGTTAATATCCCTCTATCTGAAGACCAATTAACTACCTTATTTTCTACTTCTTGTAAATTAAGCTTTTGCATTATTTCTCTCCTATTTTAACTTCAAACTTTAAACTCTCTTCACTAAAAGGGTGAAGAACAATTTTATCACTCTTATAAACTCTTATAGCAACATCTAAGCTTGGTTTATAACTCTTCTTATAAGCACTAAGCATGCTTAAAGAAACTCCCATCTTATGAGCTAATTCTGGACTGTTCAGCTCTTCTAGTTGTGTTTGCACATATTCTTGTACTGTTATCATTATTACCTCCTCTGTAATGTAATTATATCGCAATTAATTTCATATTTGGCTTATATGGACAAAATAATCAATCTAATATAAATCATCAAATTAATTTTATTTTGTCCATATTGATAAGATATGAGACTATTTTATATCCTCAAAATATATTAAAAATGCAATATTTGTTAAAGCATGGCTTAAATGAGATAATCCACTTTCACTATCTATTTTTTCATCAGCTCTCCAAGCTTCTAAGTGTCTATATAAAGCATCTACATATCTAGTTTTATCTTCTACTTTTTGCCAATTATTTGGCTTATATTTCCTTGCACCATAAGTGAGCACCTTAGCTAACTCTTTAGTTGCTTTAGGTGGTATTAAACTATAGCGAAGTTTACCAGCATCAAACTTCATGAAATTCTCAACTATAATAACTTTTAAATTAAGTTCATCTATAGCTTCTTGGCAATTAGCACAAGGTGGATGAGTAACATAAATATAAGAGGCTTCTGTACCTCTTGAAGCATTCCGATTAATTAATTTGTCTATAGCTGCAATTTCAGCATGAATAACAATATCTTTAGTGTTACCATCTTTATCCTCACAAGGCTTACCATCTGGAGAATAATTATAGCCTCTTGATAGCACTTCAGTCTTATTTTGATTAACTATTATAGCACCTACTTTTCGTTTACTACACTTTGATTTTTGAGCTTCCTCTAAAGCTATTTTATTGAAATCCATAGTTCAAGCCTCCTATCTTTTACTAAGCATTTGAAATTATCTAATCTGAAAGGCTTACCACCTTCAAAAACCTCTGTTGAACGGCTAATAATAAGTAAGTCACAACTATTTAATTCTGGTATAGTTATAGCTAGGTTACTATCACCAACAATGCAAAGCTTCTGCATTGTTGGTGGTAATAAACTATAACCTTTATCACTTACTATAGCTTCTTTAGCTACTAAGTTAGACAATAAATATTTATCATGTTTAGGGCGATGAGGTAAATTACCATCACCTTTGATATACTTATCATCTTTATTTAATAATATAGTTCCAATTTTCATAACTAGACCTTTAATTCAAACTTAAGCGGTTTACTATTATCTATCTGAGTCCTATTTAATAACTCTTTAGCACCCTCTATATGCTCCTCATAAATATGAACATTAGATAAAGCAAACATACAACTACCGACTTCTGTTCCAGTAGCAGTAGCAACATACTGCATAAATAAATCAGCTAAAATAACATCACTAGGTAAGCCAACCATAGTATCTACACTTCTCTGAGTCCAGGTAAGGTGTAGCACATTCTGGATTACACTAAATGTTAAATTATGCCAACAACTGTGTAGAGATAAAGAGCCATCAAAAGCATGCTCATTATTCCATAAGCTAATGACATGTCTTCTACTTGCTGGGTCTTCTCTAATTTTGTTTATAACATTATTTAAAGCTGGGTGAAGCTCATTATAATAATCTAAGTTTAACTCACCATTTTTACCCGCCCAACTTTTCCAATAGTTACAATTATTAGCTTCAAATTGAGAAACATTAGTCAGTTTATCTGAACTAATTAAAGTATTAAACTCACCTATAATACCTTCGATATACATCTTACGGAGTGTTAAAATGCTTGCATCTTTTCTAAGGTCTAGTGTAAAACTATAGCTAGGTATAATAAGCTGGTTACCGTTTCTACATTCTTGAAGCTCACCATTATCTAAAATATATTTTACTAATTTTTTGTACTCTTTATTCACTTAATAACTCCTTATGTGTTCTAAGTTTTATGCTGCCATCATCTTGTAGTAGCTTCATATCAACTAAATTTAAATTCATTAAAGCCTCATCTTTAGTTCTACCTTTCATTATATAAGCATCACAAACAGTAAGCCATAAATCTTTATGAGACATTTTACCTTTTAATATTTTCTGAGCTTTAGCTGGACCTATACCTTTTAAACCTATAATGTTATCAGTCTTATCTCCCATAAGAGTTTGTAGATATCTCCAAGTCATACTAGCATATCTATCAACTTCAACCCACTTCATTTCTATATTATATAAAGCAGACTCATAATAATTAAAGTTTTTACCAGCTACACTATTTAAAACATCTTTATCGATAGCACAAAGTATATATTTGTCTTTATATTTCTCAACTTTATATACAACCATATCATCAGCTTCATATTCAGTGTGTATAGTTCCATTATAAAGTTCACATAAGTCTTTTTTAAGCCTTTGTAAACCTGCAGGAGTTCTGCCAGTCCTATTTGCTTTATATTCAGGATATAATTTATATCTAAAGTTTTCTCTACCACCACTAAAATGTAACTCTACGGTTTGGCATCCAGTTTTATCAAGAATTCTATTTATCTTTTCTTGAGCTTTAGCTAATGCTTGCACTGGGCAAGTTTCATAGAGTAACATTTCATCAGCATCATACTGAGGGTCACTTTGTATATCTTCCCACTCTTCTTTAGTATGAAAATCTTCACCTAAGACATCACCAGCAACTTCAACATTTAAACAAGCTGTATAAGCTATGGTATCAGCATCAATAAGTGCTATTTTATTATGCTTAGTCGGCATAACTTTACCATCAATATCTAAGTTAATATCAACTATATCATCTAAGTCTACGTCACCTTGTAGCATATCTAATTCATTACACATTATATTTCCTCACATTTATAAATTGGTTTACCAGAACTATAATCATTATACTCTACCTCAACTGGCATAGGTATATCTTTATAGAACAGCATAGGTCTTTTACACATTTCTGTCCAACCTTTTTTCATAGCTTTAACTAGTTTATCTGCCCATATAATCTCTTCACCTTTAGGCACCCTTAAATATATAGCATCATGTACAACATTGTAAATATATTTGGTAGCTATATTATATTCTCTACATAAATAATGTATAGCTAATTTTGTAGTTTCAGCTATACAACCTTGAGTTGCATAATTGATAGCATCAGTACCTAGTCTAGGTGTATTTCTACGACCTAATGGTGTTTTAACTGGTACTGTTTTATAGTCATTCCATCTAGCTTTAGCATATTTAGCAATGTTTACATATCTTTTTGAATAAGCAGCCTTAATAGCTTGTGCCTCTTCAAGGGTAAAAACTACACCATAATTAACATAAGCATATTCAACAAATGAAGCTGCTGACATACCAAAGATAAAACCAAAACTAATTGCTTTACCTTTCTGTCTTTCTGCTTTAGTAATATCTTCTGGGTTACCGCCTAATGCTAGAGTAGCAGCAATCTTATGCAAGTCTATTTTAGCTTTAAGCTCCTCATACATCTTAGCATCTTTCATAATACTACAACCAGCTCTAAGCTCTGCTGTACTATAATCAGCATGCACAACTACTGTATCTTCAGTATCTGTATTAAATATATATTGTAGGTCTCTAGTTATTTGCTGAGCATTTATACCTCGTGGTAAATCTTTACCTGTACTAGTAAATCGACCAGTAGCAGCACCAGCAGGATTAAACCTAGTAGTTACATAAGGAAAGTTATAGCTATTTAAAAAGGTTCTACGCTTTAGTAATCTCCTTTGGTCATAGACTAATTTAGCCATTCTAGCTTTTGGACCACCCTCAGTAATAATACCAATAAGGATTTCTTTAGCACTACTTTCAGTACCTAAAAACTCTTTAACTTGCTTAGGACTATTAGGATTTAATCCATTTAGCTCTTTATCGTTTGCCTCTATAATATCAATCAACTTATCCAGCTCTTTCCTAACTGAAGCTTGGTCGACTATAAGATTATTTTGTTGATATTCTATAGCATAACCTAAGTTAATCATATCTACTTTATAGCATAATAATTCTCTAGTAGCTTGTATTCTAGGATTTTTCCATATCTGTGCTAAGGCATAAACATCAGTAGCTGAGTATTTAAGCTGTGTTTGACTAAGGTATGCACCTTTAATAAACCCAGCTTTCTGTAGAGCTTTCTTATCTAAACCTTCATAGAGTTTGTCAAAACCAAGCTTAGCTATAACTACATCAAGGCTAAACTTTTGCCATTCTGGATATGCAGTTCTAGCTAGTAATAAAGTATCGTCGAACTTCTTAGTAGTCATATTTAATGTACCCATATCATAGTTACCACCATGCCATACAGTCCACTTATCCTTAAGCCAAGCTTTGGCGTCTTCTAAATCTATTATATCTGTATCTATAATATAAACTGTCTTATCGTCTGTAGTAGGTTGGTAAACTTGTATTAACCTACAGTTTATATATAAACCATCCGTCTCTATATCAGCAAATACCTCATTGTTAGTATTGATATGAGATAACTCACTTAACCCTTCTATTACTTTATGTTTAAAGTTATTACTCATGATAAAGTCTCCAAATCATTAAGTAAATCCTCTACCTCTTGTATACATTCCCTAAGATAATTCTCTGTATCCGTAAATATAAACGGTAGTTCAGTCATAATTATTCCTTTAGTTTATTAGTGTAACTCTCACTATTTGGGATGAAGTTGAACTTCAAAGTTATTGTAAAATAAAAGGCAAGCCCTTAAGCTTGCCTAAACTGAATTAAATATCTGGAGAATTATCTGAGCTATCAATTGCAGCTACATCTTCACCTAAATCAATATCATCACCCTCAATCTCATCACATTGAACATCATTACCTTCATACTTAACTAATTTAGCTAATTGAATTGCAGATAAATATAGTGTTACTTTATGTGTACCACCAATATTATTTGCAGATGCCATACCATGTATAATACCTTGAGAACCTTCACCAATAGACCATTCTGCATTAGCTATAGCTTCAGTGATATCTTTACCTTTACGGTCTTTAACTTTAACTACTTGTGCATTACCATCTGGCCATGTTGTATTAGTTTTGAATGTAGCTATTACATTACCAGTAGGCACTTTTCTTATTTCTTCAGTAGCAGGGTCGATTTCACCCTTAGGGTCTCTTTGCATCTCATCTTTAATACCATTAGTTTTAGGTAAACCTTTTACACCAAATTGCTCTTTATATTCTTGCCACTCAGTATCTATTTGAGATAATAAGTATTTATGAGCCTCACCATCTTTAGGCATAATAGCACTTGCAACAAATTGCATACGAGGCTCTTCACCTGGCATAGCTTGGTTTCTACCGGCACCTGTAATGAAAATGTACTTTAAATTACATACTTTTGTTTTAATTCTGCTTGACATGTTAATCCTTTTATGTCTGTTTTAGTCTGTTTTAGTCTGTTATATACCTCTGCACACCGAGGCTGTGTCAGCTTAAATAAGCTTATAACTAATATACACCAATAGGAGTAAATGTATACCAGTTATAAGCTTATTGTAATCAAAAGCCCGAAGGCTTAAGATTAGTTAGACTCTTTATTTTCAGCTACTTTAGCAGTTACTGCTGTAAAGTCAGGTTTTGCAGTTTCAAGCTTTTTAATTTTAGCTGCACCAACTTCAGGAGTGATAGTTTTACTAAGTACATCAACCACAATAGCTTTCTCAGAAGCACTTTGAACTTTGAACTTTGATGAAATGCTTACGGATACTTTCTGCTTGACGAGATAGTCTCTTAAGACCATTAATACCTTTACCAGCTTTATCTTCATAGAAGAACTCTTTTGTAGCAGGTAGCCAAGCACCAGAAACAGAACATTGAATTTCAACAATGTTACCGTCTTTATCTTTTCTTGTAACTTCATCAAGGTTAACAGTTGCACCACCAGCTTTTGGCTCTAGGTTTGCAGCTAAAATAGCTTGTAACTCATCATTAAATTTAGTTGGAGTTTTATGAGTTGTGCATAAAGCTGCCACCGCTGTTGTTACCATTGTAAAAATTTCTTTCTTAGTTGCCATATTATATCCTTTAAGGCCTTGACTAGGCGAATTTATTAGATAGTTTTATGACCTTCTCAAGCCAAAGAATAATCTCTTATTCTTTATTTGTAATAATATTATATCAAAACAAATATTAAATATAGATCAAATGAAATCAAATATTATTAAAATTCTCACTTAATATTTAATATAATTATATCCATATAGACTGTTTAGCTCGCGATAGAGCCACATAAAGTAGTCTCGCATATAAATCATAATAATTATTTTTAATTGATTTTTGGATATCTAATTTATCAATAAAAATATTATTAAATTCTGAGCCTTGACTCTTATGTACAGTAGTAGCAAAATTATAGTCCATAATAAAAGCTCTACCTAAAGCATAAACATCTTTAAAAGCTCTCCTATTTTCTATAGCTTTCTCTTTAGCTTTATTTATAGCTATATTAGCTTTATCAATACCAACAATAACACAGTAGACTAACCTATCATCACTTTCAATAAACTCTATATTTCCATTACTTATAAGTGCTTGTAGATTAGACTCTAAAAACCTCTTAGATATCTGATTATTCTGCAATACTAATTTACCAGACTCAAACCACATTACTAAATCCTCAAGTGAAGGTTTAATAAAGTCCTTAACCTTAACTAAGTCCAATCTATTACCTAGTTGTACTTCTTGGCTTATATATGAAGTAATACCTAAATGTTTAGCTATTATTTTATTCCAGTTACCTACAGCTTTATTTGTATAAGCTAGTAACCTATCATCTTTCTTGAATTGCTTTATATCTAAAGGTTTAACATTTTCAGAGTATTCTATAGTTAAATCCTTAGTATTTAACCCCTCTAAGTAATGAACAAACTTAGTATATAAGGCAATTATATCAAGACTCTCAGAGCGGTATTGTGTAGTTAGCTTTGTTGTATATTCTGGGTCAGTTTGTATCTGAATACCTTTAACTGGCTTTAACTGGTAAGGGTCTAAGAAACAATGGATAGTTATTGTCTTGCTATCCTCTGTGTTATCATAATCTAATTGCTCCTCTAGCTTACTCACTATATCGAAAAGCATTTCCTCACTCATCATACCTGCTTCATCTATAACTATATGCTCATACTCTTCAAGACCTTTATCTAATTTGTGAGTGCTATCTATATGCTCAATTCTTTTAGCTTTTTCATTTATAGTAGGTATCCAACCTAATAAAGCATGTATAGTTTTAACCTCTAAACTCTGAGGTAAATGTCCCTTAAGTCTATACAAAGCTTTATGAGTAGGGGCAATAACTATAGCGCTAGACAATGGTAGAGAGTTAACTCTTTTAATTAGCTCGGTACTTTTACCAGTACCAGCATAACCAGTAGTATAGTTAAATTTAATTGCCATGGCTTTTCCTTATTTTAATTATCTGCTGTCTATTTAATTCTAGCTGTTTATATTCATGTAGTGATAATCCAATTAGAACACCTAAAGCTAACCCAAAGAGTAAAGCTATTATAATTAATTTACTCTGTAGGTATTTAGCTTGCTCTATAAACTCACTTTTACTTGAGTAAAATATTAGCACTTTACTTTCCTATTGATTTGAATTTAGATTCAATTTCTTTAACTCTAAGTTGTAAATATAAGCTGTACAGCTTATCAAATTCTCTTCTTAATTTCTTGTGTATCTCAAACTCTTCCATAACCTAATCCTTAACCTCATAAATTTTAAGCTGAGTATAAAACTCAAATATTTTATTTAGCTCATGAGGTGAGTAAAGCCAACGGTTAATATATTTCTTTAAGCCTGTCTTTATATTAGTTATTACCATTATTATCTCCTATTATATGTATATAAGTATATCCAAATAATTATTAAATAGAAATTAAAATAAAAAGAATTTAATCAATTTCTATATCGTCCCCTGCTATAGGTTCGATACCATTTTTGCTTGTCTCCCACTCACTTAATTGGTTGTGGGATAAGTTAAGTCTTAAGCTATAAAAGTTCTCACCATACACGGTCTTCTTACCATTCCTATCCATCTTTATATAGCTATCTAATTCTACAGCTTTAAGCATATCCCTAGTAATTTCATGTGTTAACACTCGACCATCAGACTTTCTAACTAACTGAGGATACTTAGCTAAAGGTATATTGATAACTGTAGGCGACCTTTTAGTTGTTATATAGTGATAATCAGTACCAAAGCACATTTCTAATTGCTTGTGTATTTCAGCACCAGATAAGCTATTTAATATATAAAGTAAATTAGCTATTCTGCTAGGAATGTGTTCGGTTACTTGCTGCTTCTCCTCAAAATTATCATAGTGTATAGCATCATGCCACTCATTAGCATCTAAGTATAATTTCGGGTTAGTTATTTTAGTGTCCCTTAAGCATAGTGAAAAGGCTTCCAATTCTAAGGCTATACTAAGCTCCATGTCTTTCTCAAATAGCTTAGGTGCTTTAAAACTACTAAAGGTAACAAATCTCCTATCGTTTATAGTCTCTGCCATAGGTGTAGTTTTATTTGTAGTAAATATATAGGTAGCTATATTTCTTTGCTTCTCAGCCTCAGCATACAACCTACGAATTGATATAATTTTAGAGCCAGATAGCGTCTTAGCTGTATTAACTAACTGTTGAGTAACTAATCCTTCATCTTCATTCAAGAATATCTGCCCTGCCATATCACCATTAAACTCGGTCTTTTTACTAAAGCTCACTGGCATAAATAACCCAGTAAGGTCATTAAATATCTGCATGAGCAGCGACTTACCAGTACCACGATTACCCATAAGCTGAAATACTAGTGGTGAATACTCTAGTTTTTTAAGCTTGAAACTAAGAAACTCTATAAACTTATCGTACATAGTTAACTCGCCATCATTTGCAGCTATTTCTAGGTTATCACACATTACATTCTTAATTATTCTAGTTATTAGTGGGTGTGACTCTGGCCCTTGATAAACTAAGTTACTTTTATAAGTACCTCTAATTATCCCTAAATACTTTGTAGGTACATGTTTATTGTAATATAGTGAGTTATCCTCGATAAATACACCTGTGTTTCTATATGGTAGGTCTCTTATAGACAGTGTCTCCATAGAGTCCTGCAATTTTTTCATAGCTATTGAGGTCTCTAAATTTACCTTAGCTCCATTAACTAGCAGTGAAAAGTTCTTAGTACCTATCGCCTGCTTAAACTTCTGGGTACTTGATAATATAACTACATCCCCCGAGGGCTTTGATAATACATATTCATCCTCTAGTGTTCTATATATTGGGCAATACTCAGAGCTATTCATTGATACTAGTGGCTGCCCAGTCGCATTTTTATTATACTGCCATCTAGTACCATTAACCTCACTTCTTACATAGTCAAATATCTCTGCCTTTAGCCTTGCTGGGTCCATTGGTCTCTGTAACATATTCGATATTGTGTTTATTAATTCTTGGTGTAGCTCAAAGCTAATACTTGGGTCATTACTAACCTTAAAGCTTATTGCATGGAGGTATGTCATTCTACCCTCTTCTAACCTCGCAGGGTTATTATCAGGTTTCAACTCCTCTCTATACTGCGCTGGTGTTATTAGTGCCATTAGTGCTTGCATATCTAAATAATTACCACCCTTAGTATGGTGAGTATATAGTGCTAGTGAATGCTCTATTAGTGGAGCTAAGAAGCTAACTACCGGCTTATAATCCTCTTCCTTAGCTAATATTTTCGTCTTTAGTCTAAGCACTAGCATATCAACTATATTATTAGGTATTGGAGTTAAGCCATAACCTAATTTACTATCTATATTTTTAGTGCCTTGTAATACACTCTTTGTTTCATTACCCTTACAAGCTGCATATACTAGGGCCTTACCATGCAATACATCTATTTTACCTAGTGCAACCCTCGACTTCTTGTATAGCTTACTCTCTCTGTAGTATTCGGAGGGTGCAAAATAAAAGTGCTTCTCTCCCTTATCACTAATAATTATATAATGCTCTTTTGTATGGTCCTCACCTGGTACTAGAGCATCATCTATTAGGACTGTAGTCTCTAAGTCATCACAATCTATAACAACTAAATCATCATCACATCTTATTGCATAGCTATTAACTTGCTTATATGTTAGCTGACTGTAGCTATTAGTTGACTCCCAGCCTCTTGGCATTCCAGCACTCTTAGCTATCTCATTACTAGCTATTGTTTTGTAGAATTTCTTTTTAGTCTCTAGGTTCCTATGTATACTATTAGGTAGTGGTATTATAGTCATATTATAGGCCCTCTGTTATATAAGCTTTTAATTGATTATATCTACTTGAGTCTATTATTTGTGAGTCCCTAGCTATATTTAGTATCTCTATAGCATCGGTTAACTGCTCCTCATCTAAGTGTATTATTAGCTCCACTTTATTATTGGGAGTTGCTTTGCCGGCTATATAGTCTGTTCTTAAAGGTGTGACATTATGATAGTTATGTGCTCGTATCGCTTTAATGGCCTTGCTATTATTGCCTAATACTGCTTGCTGCGAGGCAAATGGTGGGTTTGTGTTGTATAACCTTAATTTTAATTTATTTCGGTGAAAGGCTAGGGATTTGATTATGCTGTGTAAGCCCTTATAGCTTAAGTAAGTGTGCATTTTTATATCCTCATTATTTAATTATTTAATTATTTAATTATTATATCCTATTTAATATTAAATATGTATTAAATATTAACGAAATCTTAATCTAATATTAAATTATGCTTAAATTAGGCTTAAATTTTTGAACTAGTAGCACTACAAGTACGCCATAGGAGCCTGTGGGACGTCCATTTTTTAAAATCAAAATTAAAATATGTTGAAAATCTAATTTTGATTTATGGACGTGTGGGATAGTCTTATGGACCTGTTTTTGTTAAAAAAATCCTAAAATTTAGTTGTATTGCAATAAGTACAATAAGTACAATAAGCTATGAAAAAAATTCTTTTATATTTTTTTTCAAATTTCGACTTTTTTATATTATTGTACTTATTGTACTTATTGTACTTATTGTACTTATTGTACTTATAACATAATTAATATAAAAATTTAATATTAGATTAATAATAAAATATAACAAATTATAATTAGCTCCATAGCCTAATATAGCTCCATAATTAGAGCCTAATATAGCATTACACTTAGCTCAGTATAGCATTACACTTAGCTCAGTATAGCCTAATATAGCTCAGTATAGCCTAATATAGCTCCATAATTAGCTCCATAATTAGAGCCTAATATAGCATTACACTTAGCTCAGTATAGCATTACACTTAGCTCAGTATAGCCTAATATAGCTCCATAATTAGCTCAATGTATCATTACACTTAGCCACGTTATAACTAGCTCTATATAGCCTAACATATAATTAATTTTTAGCTTGTATTATAGCTAACTCTATATATAGCTCATTATTTAATTTACATATAGTCTCACACTTAGCTATCAGGTCTCTTATAGTTCCATCCAGCTTAGTGCATATTTTATATTGCTTATTATTTAACAACCTGCTAGTATAAATAAAATCCTCTTCTATAGTTATAGTTGTATTCTTTATCTTAACAGTCATTTTAACATACCTTTTAAAAGCTTTATTGCTTTTGTTATATCTTGAAGCCTTTCATTAGTTGGTCTATATTTAGCTCTTAAGTCTTCTAACTTTATGGTATACTCTTATATTTAATTTAAGCCAATAGACTTATATGAGCTCACTATATTAATAGTAAGCTCTAATAAACCTATACTTTATTAAACTCTGCCCAATCTCTATCATAGTCATAGAACTCTGATTTATTGAAATCATCTCTAAGAGCTTTAGCTTGCTTAGCAAAGTCTTGAGCTTTCTCAAACTCACCATCAGTTAAATATGCACTAGCTTGTGAGTCTAATTTTTTAATCTCACTATTAGTTTTATTCCAAAGTGAGATAGAGGCTTTACAATAGCCTTTAGATTTATCTTTAGACATAACCATATTTTCAATAGGTTCATATCTTTGGTGGAAGCGGCAATAATAGTTCATAACGCCGTCTATCTCTTTTGGTGGATTAGCTGTAGAGCCACCTGTCTTAGGTGCAAGATTAGTCTCTAATATAGATAGTAGCTCTTCTTGAAATTCTTTAGTTACTTTAGAACCTTTTAATAGTTCAACTACTTGATTTTGGACATTAGCCCACACTTGATTTTTAGTTAACTTAGCCATAATAGACTCCTGTTGTTTTTAATTTAAGTCATAGACTTATACAAGCTATAATTAGATATACTTATAACTCTAATAAATTTATAGTCTTAATTACTTTATCTTCTAGCTTCTCTCTTTTGCTGTATATAATTATAACAAAAGAACTATTAAATAAAAATTAAATCAAAAAGAATATTTTAATTAAATTTTACTTACTCTCTTTTGATACTTAAATTATATACTACTAAATATTAAAACTAGATTAAAAAGAGCTAAATCTGTTTTAAATTTTTATATTAATATTTACTAACTCACTTTATTATCATCTATATATAATGTATATAAATATTATAATTAATATTAAATCTAGCTTAAATTAATAACAAATTTGCTAATTCTTTCTCTATACCATAATTGCTATTAAATCTAGCTTAAATCAATTAAATATTATCGGTTTATTATCACTGATTATTGTTAGCGTTATTTTCTGTTCGTAGTCTACCCCCCCCCTGCAAGGGCTGCCGGGCCTAAGTATACCATCATATGTCGGCCCAAGAAATCTAAAGCAATTCTTAATTCTATATAACTTAACCCCATTACAGAGAATAACAGAATTCTTAAATCTAAAACAATTCTTAACAAATCCTCAAATTTAAACTAAATTTAAGCTAATATAAGATATAATTAACAAAATTTAAGGAACTTTAATGAAATTACCAAACGACTTACTCTTAATATATCAACAAGAATATGAAAGCACCCCTATCTCAATTGAAGAGCTATGCCAGAAATATAGTATAGAAACCAAACAACTCAAGGGATATACTAAATGGACTAAACAAGACCAACCTATAGCTTCAGCAACAGTAGTTCCAAGTACTGCCTCTACAAATATAATAGCTCCAGATATAGCTCCAGATATAGCTCCAGATATAGATATACAAGATAGCATAAACAGCTTTAAGAGAAAGGCCTTAGCTCATGCTAATAAGTTTATGGAAGATGATATAAATTATTGTGAGATTAAAGAGTTTAAAGATATGGTAGCTATAGTTGACTCAATAGAGAAGAGTTATAAAGGCTCAGAGAACCAAGGACCTACGATAAACATACTTGTACAGAATTTAGCGGAGAAATTTAAAGATGATTGCTAAGGAAAACATAGAGTTATCTGGTCTAGCTTCGGTTATATTATCTGGTTATACTAGAGCTTCTCTTAGTGATGAGGATTTTATAGAAACTCCCCAAGAAACTCGAAAAGAGCTAAAGGCTAGGAAAAAACTAACAGAAGACTACAAAAATAGAGAACTTAGCTTAACTCCTGAACAGCAGGAATTTATAGATACTAAACTATCGAGTAAGTTCTGGAGACTTAATAATCTCTATACTATTAGAGATAAAAATGCTAAGAAGCAGATACTACACCTCAACTCTGCACAGACGAAAGTTATTAAGTCATTTAGACACAGTAAGAAGATTATTCTCAAGTCTAGACAGCAAGGTATATCTACACTATACTTAGCTTATTATTTAGATGCCTGCCTATTTAATTCTGGGTATCAAGCAGGGATACAAAGTTATGGGCAAGATGAAGCTGATAAATTAGCTAAAAGAGCACTCTTGATGTGGGAGGAACTTGACCCAGATATTAAACAACTCTTAGGACTAGAGCTGGTTAGTAATAATCAGAAAGGTATGACATTCTCGAACGGCTCGATACTTAAAATAGGTAACTTCCGTGGAGATACTCTCCAAGGGCTTCATGTATCTGAGCTTGGTAAAATAGCTAAGAAGTTCCCAGAGAAAGCGAAAGAACTTAAAACGGGAGCGTTTCAGGCTGTAGGTAAGGATAATAAGATAACTATAGAGTCGACGGCTGAAGGTAAATCTGGACTCTTTTACGAGATGTGGACTAAAGCAGAGTCACTAGTTAATAGAGGGAAAGCTTTGGGACCATTTGACTTCCAGCCAATATTCCTTAGTTGGTTAGAAGACTTAGATTGTAATATAGACCATGAAGTAGAGATAAGTACAGAACTAAATAGCTATTTCAAGAAGCTAGAAGAAGAGTTAAATATTGAGCTGGCCGATACTCAGAAATGGTGGTATGCAAGTAAAAAAGAAGAGCTTGGTACCGATATGCAGCAAGAGTATCCTACAACAGCTAAAGAGGCATTTGAGCAGAGTATAGAAGGTACATATTATGAGCATGAATTTAAAAAGCTTAAGATAATAAAAAATAGTTATGATAGTAACCTTAAAGTACACTCTAGTTTCGACTTAGGTGTTAATGATACATTCTCAATAGGCTTCTTTCAGATACACCCGAATGGTAAAGTTAGAATTATAGGAGAATATGCTAATAATGGTTATGGTTTAGAGCACTATAGAGATATCTTCTTAGCACTATCTGCGAAGTTTGGCTGGGTTCATGGTAATACTTATGTACCACATGATATTAAAGTCACCGAACTAATAGCTGGAAAAACAAGGTGGACTGCTATGCAAGAAATGGGGTTTAATCCCATACTAGTTAGTAAACATAGAATACAGGAGGGTATAGAAGTAACTAGACAGTTCCTTAAAACATTAGAAATAGACGAAGACTGTGAAATTATTATAGATTGTATTCAGAATTACCGTAAGAAATATGATAGTAAATATGATGTATATTTAGATGCTCCAGTACATGATGAGCATTCTCATCCAGCAGATATGCTTAGATACATGGCTATGGGTTTAAAATTTAGCCCTATAACTAATATATATGTAAGAGAATTTAAACCTAGGACTTCAATAAAACTTATGTCTAAATGTTATGATATTTAATATTAGTTTAATATTAATAATGTTATAATAACTACATTATATAAGATTAAATCAAACTAAAGGAAATAATATGGCTAATCCAGAGCAAAGCGCAGATGCTAGCCCACAATCGGAAGATTCTGGGGTAAATTTTAAAAAGAGATTTCTTGATACCCAGAGTGCTTACACTAAATCTCAACAAGAGTTAAAAGCTACTAAAGCTAAATTAGAAGCTTTAGAGAAACTAACTACACCGAAAGTTGAACTAGATGAAGCAAAGAAAACAGAATTGGAAGATTTAAAATTTTCTGACCCTGATAAATGGAGAGCTGAACTAAATAGGCTGGAATTAGAGGCAAAAAGTGCATATAACGCGACTCTAACAGAAGCTGAAAAGTTAGCTAACCAACAATCAGAACTAGAGACTAGAGCCCAAGTTTTAAATGATTTTTTAGTGAGTAATCCTAATGTAACAATCAATGATGATGTTATCAATAACGATGTCCCTCCAAGAATAACTAAAAAGCTGGACTCCGGGGAAATTACCTTCAATGATTTCTTAGTTGAAGTCACCGAATTCTTAAGTTCTCCAAAGGTGGTAGGGGATGGTAATACTACACTAAGTCAACCAAACTTAGGTAAAATTGCAGGTGATAGTAAACCATCAAGTAATGCTGTAAATTTAGATATAGCACAAATATATAACGATACTATCTACTAGTATCGTTACAATATACAAAGGAAGATATATGCCAGGTGGTACAGGAAAAGTAGCCTATGACTCTGACATTAAGAGAAAGGCATGGATGAGCGAAGGCTTAATTCAAAAATCAGCAACAAGTTTTTGGGCTCCTTATAAAGGGAAAACATTCGACTCAGTTATTGTAGTTAAAAATGAGATAAGTGCAGATAAAGGGCACACAATAGTTTTTGATTTTGATGGTAACTTAAGTGGTAAACCAGTTAAAGGTAATAAAACTGCAAAAGGTACTGGAGAACAGAAAAAGAAATTCTCTGATAAAGTAGTTGTATCTGATTATAGATATGTAGTAGATAATGGTACTGCTTTTGATGGTGTTGATATTGGGGATTTAACTATAAACTCTCATGTTGACTCAAGAAGAAAATTAGCAGACCTATGGGTTCGCTCTGAAGACCAAGCATATTTTGATTTAGCCCAACAAGGGGCGGAGTTTGGGTTAACTTTTGATGCAGCAGATTTTAACTTAGATGCTTTAGGTACAATTGAAACTGCGATTAAAACAGGTATAGGTTATACAACATCACCATTAGCTTCAGGTAGACGCATTCCGTTAACTCCATTTAAAACATCTTCTGGTGAACCAGTTTGGTTGCTTATGGGTGACTCTCATGCTAAGAGAGCTTTCTTAAATACTGCTGGAGCAGGTAATGCTTTAACTTCTGCTGATATTCGTGGTAATGATAACAGAGTTATTAAAGGTGTTATAGGTAAAATTGGTAGTTTCGTATTTATTGAAGCTCCAAGTTTCTTTGGTGAAACTGAAGGTAGTATCCTAACAGACGAATATTATGAGTATGAAAATACTGGAGTTGAGTTCTGTGGTTTGAGACAAAAAGATGGTGCAGGTAGATGGACGGGAGAAAAAGATTTTGACTATGATGATATAGTTATTTCACGCTGTATAGTACTTGGTGCTGGGGCAATTCAAAAAGGTAACGGTAAAATGCCAGACTACAAATATGAAGATACAGATTTTGGTAAATTTTCAGAGTCTGCTTTAGAAACTTGGTGTGCTACTAAACCTACAAAGTTAATAGCTGAAAATGAAGACTATAAAGATGGTCAGGTTTCTGGTTACAATCATGGTCTAGTTTTCGTAGACATAGTACTATAGGAGGATAATATGGCAGATTTAAGATTTGAAAATAAAAATAACCAAAAGAAAACTTCTAGTGTATTTGCTTCAGGTATAGTAGCTACTTCAGCTACTATGGATGAGACATTATTTACACTTCCTGAAGCGTCACTAGTTACTAATGTTTGGGGTTATATTGAAACACCTTCAGGAGCTGCAGGTGACACTGTAGACATTAAAGTTGGTTCTGCAATAGTATGCAATGAGTTAGTAGTTGGTGCAGCAGGTATAGCCTCTGCTTCATCTATTACTCCTGCTTACTTCCCTACGGGTGGTACTGTTACGGTTGTTGCTGGTGCAGATGCTCCAGATGATGCTGGAAGAATTAAAATTATTGTTGAGTACATTGAGACTGAACTCACTGATGGTACTTACACAGACTAAGGATTATCCTTAGTCTACAAGGAGGTACTATGAGTACAGTACAAGACATTTTATTAGATGTTAGAGACTCTTTAGCAGACCTCAAAAAAGAACGATGGGATGATGATAGTCTAATCCGCACTTTGAATGAAGCTCAAAGAAAAATTAACAGAAAAAGTAAATATCTTAGATGTTCAACTTCTCTACCTATAAATAAAGGTCAATCAACCTATACATTACCCTCTGATACTTTAGCTATTACAAGAGTTCTATACAATAATAGAGCTTTGAGAATTATAGGTCATGAACAAATGGACTTTAAGTTTGGAAAATCGTGGGAAACTAACTTTGGTACTCCAGCTTACGCTATAACTAATAAATTAGAGAAAGGTTTATTAAAACTTAGTCCCATACCTGCTCAAGGGGATAATGAAATTATAGATTTTACTGATGTAGATTTATTAAATATTTATTATATAAGAAACCCTAAGAAACTTACTAACCTTACTGATGAACTAGAGCTAGATGAGTTGTTTGATACAGCTTTAAAGCACTATATAGTAGGTACAAAGCTTAGAGCAGATATGGATACTCAGAATAGAGCATTAGGTGCTGAGGAATTACAGTTATATATGGTCGAATTAGACTCTGTTATTAAATTAATAGATAAAGATTTTACTGATAATATTAATTTCTATGAAGTTCCTTATAGGAGTATGACATGACAGTTATAGAACATGAAGACACTACTAGAAATGAAAAACTAGGTTTTTGTTATAGCAGAGTGCATGATGTATTACAATATTCTAAAAACCTATTTAATACTGTAGATACTTTAGCTAGAGATAATGATAATAAAGCTTTTGCTTACTTTGAAGGGGAAATGGAAAAGATTGACTCAGGAGATACTTCAAATGAAGCAGCAGTCAAATTTGACGAATATCTTGGTACTTTGGGTACTGAAGATGAGATAGAAAAAACTAAGAAGAGGAGGAAAATTCATGGGATATGTTGAAAATGTTAATACCATAGCTAGCAATATTGATACATTAGTTAATCTAGGTACTAGTGTTGATGCTGTAGTAAGCAATGAGGAGAACATAATCATAGCTGCAGATAATATTGATACTATTATAAGTGTTGCCGGTAATGAAGCAAATATTAACTTAGTTGCTGATAACTCAACTGCTATAATTCAAGCAGGGTCTAATATACCGGCAATAACTACTGTTAATGCTAACGAAGCAAATATTAACTTAGTTGCTGATAACGAAGCAAATATTAACTTAGTTGCTACTAATATAGACAATGTTAATTCTGTTGGTAATAATATTGATGATGTAGTAGCAGTAGCTCAAGCTAATGTAGATATTATCTCAGATGACTTAAGTGGTCGATTTACTTATAGTGATGATTTAGGCTCTATCACAGACCCTACTGAAGCTGATAATGGTGACTCTAAGATAGCTAATGTATCTGATAATATTACTGAGATTATAGCTGTAGGCAGTAATATAGCTAATGTTAATTCTGTTGGTGCTAACACTACCAATATTAATATAGTAGCTGCTGATATAGACAATGTTAATACAGCAGCAGATAATTTAGCAGATATTCAAGCGGCTCCAATAGCAGCTACAAATGCTCAATTAAGAGCTTGGGAAGCTGAAGCTAAGAAAAGAACAGCCGACAGTTATGCAACTGAAGATGAAGATGTTTTCGTTAAGATTTGGAGTTCTAATGGAGACGGTACATTTAGTTTTGTTAATAGTACAGACTATAGTGCTTATCACTGGAAAGGAAAAGCCGAAGCAGTTGCTTCAACTGATGCTTTGCTCAAAGCTAACAATCTAAGTGATATAGATGATATTAATATAGCTAAGGTTAATTTAGGTATAGATAATATAGATAACACCTCTGACATAGATAAACCTATATCAGAAGCTGCACAAATACAGTTTGATATCTTAAATACTTCAATTAGCAACTTAGCAACAGCTTCAGGTTCAGTTAGTGGTGTTCAGTCTGGCGGATATATATTTGACCCAATACCTGATACTTTTACTACTATACCTATTGTTGTGGATAAGCCAAGTTCTGATACTGAAGTATTTGAAGTAAATGAAGATAATACTATAACATTTAAAAAGAATGCTAGTTATAATATCTATAGGGACTTTGTAGTAGAGTCTAATACTAATTCTAACAGCGAGAGAATTTTTGAGTTTAGATTAGTTAATGTAGCAGATAATACTGTAGTAGCTTCCAAAAATGTTTCAGTTAAAGCAAGTTCTGGTAGTGTTTTATCTTTGAGTGTAGTTGGCTTAGTAACAGTAGGAAGAAATGGAATACCTAATGCTCCTATAACTTTAAGGTCGGAGTGTAGGGAAGTAGAGGGTGATTATTCTATGGTTAGTCTTCATAGTATTATTAGTTCTAGTTCTAGTTATGATATATCTACACAAGCAAGTGGTATATCTTTTGATAACACAGCAAGTGGTATTAGTGCAACTAATGTCCAAGATGCTTTGCTTGAAGCACTTAATTTAGATTTAGGAGGATTAGCATAATGGCTAAAAAATTACAATTAAGAGGAGGTACTACTGCTGAGCATAGTACTTTCACGGGAGCTGTAAGAGAGGTTACAGTAGATACAGATAAAAAAACATTAGTTGTTCATGATGGGATAACAGTTGGCGGGTTCCCTTTAGATAAAGAAGCTGTAATAATTAAACCTACCATTACAGCACCTATAAATGGAACAACAGATTTTATTGGTGAAGTAGTAGCAAGTGCTTACGAAACATCAGAAAACTATAACGGTTCACAGGATGTAGCATATTGGGAAGCTTCAACAACTAGCGATTTTTCAAACATAGTAGATAGTTCAAGTGTTGGAAATTTAACAACTTGGACACCTAGTATAGGCTTACCGTTAACTACTATTTATGTTCGTGTAAGATATGGTAGTGATAATCATTTAAGTCTTTGGAGTGATACTATTAACTTTGTAACTCCAAATGTAACTATATCAGCACCAACAGTAGCAGTTCAAGATGCCCCTAGCGATGTTCCAGAAGCACCTATTTTAATAGGTTCAGCTTTTACGGTAATAGGTGGTTCTGATACACACGAAAGTACAGACTGGCAAGTAGTTAAAACATCAGATAGTTCAGTGGTTTGGGAAAGTTTAGCTGATACTGTAAATAAAACAGAGATACAAGTACCTGCTGGAATTTTACTAGAAAGTACAGAATATAGCTTTAAAGTTAGATATAATGGTGCAACATATACCGGAAGTTATGGAAGTACAACAGCAACTACAACAGATAGTTTCGAAATAGACCCTAGTATTATAGGTACTAAGGAAGTATTTAATTCAGGAAGTACTAACTACATATCAGTAACAAGATTAACAGATACTCAAGCCTTAGTTACTTATCAAGATAATGGTAATTCAAGTTACGGTACTGCTTGTGTTCTAACTATAAACGGAACATCAATCACAGCTGGTAGTGAAGTAGTATTTAATTCAGGAAGTACTAACTACATATCAGTAACAAGATTAACAGATACTCAAGCCTTAGTTACTTATAGAGATGATGGTAATTCATATTACGGTACTGCTTGTGTTCTAACTATAAACGGAACATCAATCACAGCTAGTAGTGAAGTAGTATTTAATTCAGGTATTTAATTCAGGAAGTACTAACTACATATCAGTAACAAGATTAACAGATACTCAAGCCTTAGTTACTTATCAAGATAGTGGTAATTCAGATTATGGTACTGCTCAAACAATAGGATAGGGAAAATGAAAATAATTATAGAAAAATCAACAAACGAAGTAGTTTACTCTGGGCAAGATTTAGTCTTGACTGATGAGGGTTTAAAAGGTAATAGTTTTGGTGCTAGTAACATAACAACAGAAAACTATATTTTAAAAGAAGTAGACTATTTACCTCCTTTCTTTGGAGGTAGAAGATATACTTATATAGATGGTAAGTTTGAAGCAACTGAAACTGGTGCAGCAGCAGTTGATAGAGATAGAAGAGTTAGTCTTAAGAAAGTGGTAAGGGGTGAAATCAGAAGTATTAAAGACTTGGAAGATGATTTAACTGACCAAAAGCAACTTATACAGTTTATGGCTAGAGGATTTGCTTCACTTTGGGAAACATTACCAAAGGACATTAAAGAGGCAAATATCTACAAAGAAAACTTTGATGCGATTTCTAGCAGAATTTTAACTATGGATGTTAGGATAGACTTAGAGAAAAATCAGTTTGAAAAAATTTCTAATATCTTAACAGATGAAGAGAATTTTGCAAAGATAGTTCAAGACGAGTATTTAAATAAGGTTCAGTAATGGGTAGGTTTAAAGAAACAGAGATAAAATTAAGTGTCCCCATAAGTGGGGACATAAGAACAACACTTAGTGAGATACACTTTTATAGTGATATAGTAAAAGAGTGGATAATAGTACCTATTGGGCTTAGAACTGACTTAGGTTCTATACCTCAAATACTACAGAATATATTCCCTAAAGACGGTAAAGCTATGTTCGGGTATATAGTGCATGATTGGTTATATAAAACTGGTAAGTATAGTAGAAGCATATCAGATGACATACTAGAAGAAGCCATGAAAGTGTTAGGTGTAGGATGGTTAGCTCGTAAGAGTGTAAGAAATGGTTTAAGAGTTGGTGGTTGGGTAGCGTGGAATAATCATAGAAAAAATGATATAATAACAAATAAGGAAATCTAATGAAAAAGATAATTGTAAGTCTAGTAGCTATAATAGCTATAAGTGGATGTAGTGGCTTATACGATAAGTCTAAAACACTATATCTTGGTGGCAAGAAAGTCTTGCTAAATATGATACGGTACGAGAAGATGTAAAAAAGATTGTAGCTGGCAATTCAGAAAAAGAAAATTAACTTATAGGTGTAGATTTTGACTAAAAAATATTATGATAAAAGATTTATACTATTAGCTGGGCTAATAGTAATATTTACTGCAATACTAAGTACAACTTCAAGTTTTATTATTGAAAAGCTTCAAAGAGGACATGCTAAACGAACAGTTACTACCTAAAAAAGGTGTAACGGATAAAGAGCTAGAAAAGTATTTTAAAATATGTGCAGGAAAGATGAAAATCACCCCTACTGGTGATATGTTTGCATTTGATTTAAATACAAGGAAGTTTGTATTTGACCCATCGTTAGACTGCCAAACAACTGAAGCTATCATGACAGAGGATAGTAACTGTAAGCTACATAAGCACCCAAAAGACTGTAAGAAAGCTTTAGTAAGCTTATCTTCTGGTTATGATAGTAAGCTTAACTTCTGGTTATGATAGTGGAGACTTTAATAGGGTGGGTTGGAGATTTACTAATAATATAGAATGGTTAGAATGGAAAGTTTTACCTACTGAACAAAGAGGTTTTGATGGGGAGCTTAGGGGTGGACTTAAGAAACCCCATCAAGTTGTATTAGTTCAAGGTATTCAGAAAAATGAAACGAAAGCAAAAACTCAGATTTACTATTATGTATTATTCTTCATCTCACTTATGATGTTAGTAATGTTGTTGGTTTTCGCCGTACAAGGTGGAAACAATGATAAGAGAAAATGAGACATTACAATTAGTACATCAAGTGCTTATAGCACTAAAAGATGTATTGTTAGGTGCAAGTGGAGGGATAGCTGTGTACTTGTTCTTATTTGCTAAATCTGATGACAAAGACAAGCATTTTAGTGTATCTATGATTTTAATAAATATGGTAGTTGGTGCTTTCGTAGCTGGAGCAGTTGGAAGCTTCTTACCTTTAGACATGGTGGGTCGTTCTGGGCTGTTAGGGTTTGCAGGAGCATCTGCTTTTAAAATTATGGAACTTGTAGAAAGTAGATTGGCTAATAGTTTGTATGAGAGATTGAC